GTAATGTGAAAGGAACAATTCAGCTTCGTTGGGGCGAAGCACAGGCATAGGAAAAGTAAATGGTACAAAAACTTAGTACATTCTTATCAACATCACTAGTAGAAGCCGCAATCGATTCTGCTAGCGTAAGGACTATTGTACAAAGTGAGACTATAAAACTAGATTCAGGAACTAGTGGTGATTACATAAAGACTCTGACTGGTGGTGATGGATTTAATGTTACTGCTGCTGCCCATGCTCTTGATGCTACCATTACTATGGATAGTAATCATCTTGTTCATACAACTGGAACCCAAACATTAAAAAACAAAACTATAAATTTAAGTAACAATACTCTTGTTACGACATTATCTCAGTTGAGCGCAGCAGTTAGTGGTGATACTGTTGTTGGTGCTACTGCGACACAAACTCTTACAAACAAAACGCTAACCTCTCCAACGATTACTGGTCCTACTATTAGTGGACCTGGATCGATTACAGACATTAGTACATTTGGGTTAAGAGATGATACTACAACAACATATGAAACTCGATTAAGATCAAATAATAATATTAATGCTTTAACTGCAGATAGAACATTAACATTTGATGTACGAAATGCTGACAGAGAAATACAACTTGGTGGGGATGTATTCTTATCTAACAGTCTTATTACTCTTGGTGGACACCAAGTTACGTTTAGCACATCAGGTACGACAAGTGTTACACTACCAACTTCAGGTACAGTAATATCTAAAGATGGATCTGGTAACTTTACTATTGCTGGTACAATGACTGGTGATGTAGATAGAAATGCAAACACTACGGTAGTAGCTGGTACATACGGTTCTGCTACAGCAATTCCAGTGATTACTGTTGATGCAAATGGGTTTGTTGATAGTGTTGGAACTGCGTCTGTATCTGGCGTGTCTGGTGTAAGTTATAACACATCCGATGGCGTATTAACAGTCCAAACAGCTATTACAAACTTTAGCGATTCTATTACTCTTGATCCGTTTACTACATCTGATCTTACAGAAGGTACGAACCAATACTTCACACAAGCAAGAGCGAGAGGGTCTGTTAGTGTCACAGATGCTGGTGGCTTTGGTTCGATGAGTTATGTTTCTGGTACAGGTGTTATCACATACACTGGACCTTCTAAAACTGAAGTAAGAAGTTCTTTACAAGATGGAACTGGAATCAACTTCGATTCAAGTGATGGTACCATTAACATCTCAAATACAGGTGTCACAGCAGCGTCTTATGGATCTGCAACTGCGATACCTGTTATTACTGTTAATGCTCAAGGTCAGTTAACAGCAGCTAGTACTGTTTCGGTTGCAGGGTTGTCAAGCACTTCATTCGACTCATCAAACGGTATACTTACACTTAACACGGCTGATGGTGGAGCGTTCAATACAACAACTCTACTTACAACCACTAAACTAACGTCCACTTATGGTGCTGCAATCTTTACTGACTTAAAAACAAGGGATGGTGCTGGAACTGGTTTGGATGCAGACTTATTAGATGGACAACATGGCTCTTACTATCGTATAGATGTCTATGATGCAAATGGCACATTATTAAACTGATAAATAGGTAATAAAAGGATTTAACATGGCTAATCCAAGCACAAGGCAAGGTTTAATAGATTACTGCTTACGCAGACTCGGTGATCCAGTTATTGAGATCAACGTTGATGAAGATCAGCTTGAAGACCGTGTTGATGAAGCATTGCAGTATTTTAGAGAGTATCATTCAGAAGGTACTTACAGAACTTATTTGCAACATTTAGTTACAGCAGATGACGTTACTAATAAGTATATCTCTATTTCTTCTAATATTCAACAAGTAACTAAACTATTTAAAGTTTCTAGTGCAATCTATACTCGTAACATGTTTAGCATTCAATATCAAATGCACTTAAATGATATTGCAAATATGTACACAAACAACTATCTAGGTGATCTAGCATACTATGAACAAGTGCAGCAATACATGTCTCTGTTAGATATGAGACTAAACGGTGCACCGCAAGTAGACTATGCTCGTAAGCAAAACAGACTTTATATTCACGGTGAGTTTGAAGAAGAAACTATCAAAGCAGATGATTATATCGTAGCTGAAGTTTATACTCAAATAGATGAAGGTGATCATACGGCTGTATGGAATGATATGTGGTTGAAAGAATATACCACACAGCTTATTAAGCAGCAATGGGGATCAAACCTAATGAAGTTTGAGGGTATGCAACTGCCTGGTGGTGTTCAACTCAATGGTAGACAAATCTATGAAGATGCTATTCAAGAGCTTGAAAGACTAAGAGAAAAACTAAGAAACGATCATGAACTACCAGTAGACTTCTTTGTAGGATAATAAATGGCTACCAATCTATATTTCAGCCAAAAAGTAAAGAGTGAACAAAATCTATACGAGGACATCGTTATAGAGTCACTTAAGATGTTTGGGCAAGATGTGTATTATCTGCCAAGAACTATTGTAAATGAAGACAAAGTTTTTGGTGATGACGTACCATCAAAGTTTAGCTCATCATATAAACTAGAAATGTATATCGAAAACGTTGAGGGTTTCGATGGTGAAGGAGATTTGTTCACTAAGTTTGGTGTAGAGATTAGAGATCAGGCTACATTTGTTGTTGCAAGACGTAGATGGATTTCAACAATCAACAGATACGATAATGAGATTAACAGTGAAAGACCAAGAGAAGGTGATTTAGTTTATCTTCCACTATCAAACTCAATGTTTCAAATCATGGCAGTTGAACATGAACAGCCATTTTATCAGTTAAGTAATCTTGCAGTATACAAACTTCGTTGTGAGAAGTTTGAATATAATGATGAAGACTTTGAAACAGAAATCACAGCCATTGACGATATTGAGAGAGACTATTCATATGAGTATCTCTTAACCTTAGATAGTGGCAGTGGTGGTTGGAATATTGGTGAACTTGTAAATCAGACGCTATCTGATGGTGTTATCATGCGAGGTGAAGTTTCTAGATGGTCAGACTCTGATAACGTACTTGGACTTGTTCACGTTGGGGCAGATGATGGTAACTATCATGAGTTTGTATCTGGTAGACAAGTGGTTGGTACAACTAACATAAACCTTGCTGGGAAAAAATCTACATCAACAGTCACAAATGTTGTTGAAGATAATAAGATTAGTCAGAACGAACAGAACACAGAGTTTAGTACCATATCTGATGACTTCTTAGACTTTAGTGAAGCTAACCCATTTGGTGACCCGGAGAATAACTGATGAAGAGTTTTGTGACATACATCAGTGAAGGTATAAAGCTCAAACTTACTCGTGGTAAGGATATGGATGTATTAAAAATGTGGAATAAAGGCGAATCAAAATGGGTTGAGCTAAGAGGTAAGCCTGGGTTTGAACGTAAATATGATCCTAAAGATCCACTACACAAAGCTATTACAGCTTTAGGTAAGTCGGCAAATATATCAGATTTTGTGAATGGTAACGAAGTAAACATCAATCCAAATCACCCTGATGGAAAGAAAGCTTTAAATACTGTAAAAAGGTTGATGAAACAATGAACGATATTTTTGATTTCAGTTTTACAGCAGTAGATGAATCTGAACTAGAAGCAGTACAAGCTCTTGGTGCAACTGCTAAAGATGTTGAGGAAAAAGCTTCTACTACACAAGACAAACTTGACAAGTTGTACAATGCTATTGTACCACTTCTAAATAACTTAAAAAAGAACCCTGAAAAAGAATATATCCTCTGGCCCAATAGACTAGAAAAGGTAGAAGAGTTTGAAACTCACCTTCAAACGATTTATAAAGGTTAACTATGTTTGGAACACATTTTTATCATCAAAGGATTAGAAAGAGTGTAGCAGTCTTTGGTACGCTATTCAATAACCTTTATGTTCTACGTAAAGACTCTACTGGTCAAGTTATATCTCAAATAAAAGTTCCATTGTCATATGGTCCTAAGAGAAAGTTTCTTGAGCGTATTAGAGAAAATCCTAACTTAGATACTGATACAAAGGTAGCTATTAAGTTACCAAGAATGTCTTTTGAAGTAACTACCATTGGATACGATCAAGGTAGACAGCTTCAGAAAACTAACACATTCACACAAGCTGGAACAGGCTATGGTTCACGCAAAAAGTTTTACAGCTTTGTTCCTTATAATATAGGATTTCAATTAAGCATCTATGCCAAAAGCCAAGACGATGCACTACAAATAGTTGAACAGATTTTGCCATACTTTAATCCACAGTATAGTGTTACAATCAAGCCAATAGATGGATACCCTAATATCAAAGAAGATATGCCAATCGCATTAACAGGCGTAGACTTTTCTGATGATTACGAAAGTCCACTAGAAGCTAGAAGAACTATAATATACACACTTTCTTTTGATATGAAAGTAAACTTCTATGGTCCAGTTACTAATAGCAATGTTATTAGAACTGCACTTACAAATGTATTTGAACAACAAAGAGGACTAGCAGATTCAGATTTACAAGTAGCCAAGTTTAGAACAAGACCAGATCCGTTTGCTATCTCTGCAGATAGTGACTTCTCATATCTTGATTCATCAGACTATAACTACCTATTTGATTTTGATAGTGCATAACAATGAGTGATGATAAACAAACAGCAGACAATGATTTTGAATATTCAAGAAGAGTGTATCACGATCTCTTAGCCAAAGGTTCGGAAGCATTAGAAGAGATGATGGAAGTAGCTAGGGCTACTGAACATCCACGTGCATTTGAAGTCTTATCAAATATGATGAAAAATATGGGTGATATCAATGGCTCACTTATGGATCTTCATAAAAAGAAAAAAGATTTCAATAAAGAAGATAAACCACTAGAGATACCAAACCAAACTACTAATAATGTTTTTGTTGGTTCTACAAGCGATCTGCAAAGAATGCTTTTACATGATGATGAGGAAAACGTAGTTGACATTAGCGATTACAAGAAAGATGAATGAGACCTACCTTGGTAACGCAAACATTAAAAGAGATGGTGTTGTCCACAACTTTACTAAAGATGAAGTTGTTGAATACAAGAAGTGTTTAGATTCCCCATCATACTTTGCAGTTAACTATTGTAAGATTATTCACGTTGATAAAGGGCTAGTCCCTTTTGAGTTATATCCATATCAGGAGAAAATGTTTGATCACTTCAACTCTAACAGATTTAGTATTGTTCTTGCTTGTCGCCAGTCTGGTAAATCTATTTCTTCTGTCGCTTATCTTCTTTGGTATGCTATCTTTCATCCTGAGAAAGTTATTGCGATTTTGGCGAACAAAGGAGCCACAGCGCAGGAGATGCTTGGAAGAGTAACTCTTATGTTAGAAAACCTTCCATTTTTCTTACAGCCTGGTTGCAAAGCACTCAATAAAAGATCCATAGAGTTTAGTAATAATAGTCGTATTGTTTCTGCTGCAACATCAGGCTCATCTATTCGTGGTATGTCAGTTAATCTACTATATTTGGATGAGTTTGCGTTTGTTGAGAATGCAGCAGAGTTCTATACATCAACTTACCCTGTTATTTCATCTGGTAAAGATACCAAAGTTGTAATCACTTCTACTGCAAATGGTATCGGTAACATGTATCATAAACTTTGGGAAGGAGCAACTCAAAGAACTAACGAGTTCTTTCCTTTCAGAGTTGATTGGTGGGATGTTCCTGGTCGTGATGAAGAGTGGAAAGCTCAGACTATAGCTAACACATCAAACTTACAGTTCGATCAAGAGTTTGGTAACACATTCTTTGGTACAGGTGATACGCTAATAAGTGGTAACTGTCTACTAGAACAAAGAGCCGAAAACCCTTACAAAGTTTTAGAAGGTGGCAATGTTCTTGTTTATAAAGAGCCTGAAAAGGATCATCAGTATGTTATGACAGTAGATGTTGCGAAGGGAAGAGGTCAGGATTACTCTACGTTTAACGTGATCGATATTAGCACAAGACCTTTTGAACAGGTTGCTGTATATCGCAATAATACTATATCTCCTATTCTCTTCCCTAACATTATATATAAGTACGCAAATGTCTATAACGAAGCTTATGTTATAGTAGAATCAAATGATCAAGGTGGTTTAGTCACCAATGGTTTATATAATGATTTAGAATATGAAAACTTACACATGGAGTCTCTGATAAAAGCAGATCGACTTGGTGTTGAAATGAATAGAAAAGTGAAAAGGATTGGATGTTCTGCTATTAAAGAAATCATAGAAGATAATAAGATTCTTATAAAAGACTCTCAAACAATATTGGAAATGTCTACATTCATCGCAAAGGGGCAATCCTTTGAAGCGAGTGACGGAAACCATGATGACTTGATGATGAACCTAGTGTTGTTTGGATATTTTGCAGTCTCCAACTCTTTTGAACAGATAACAGATTTATCTTTAAAAGAAATGATGTTTAAACAAAGAATGGACGAAATAGAAGCAGATGTATTGCCATTTGGTTTTATTGATGATGGGTTAGATGAAATAGAACAAGAACAAAAT